AAAAAGAACTATCTCAACAATAAAGACCTTTACAACGAAATTGTAAAATCAAAAGAAGCAGGCAAGTTAACTAGAGACGCTGAGAAGATGTTAGTGCTTCTTGCAGAACGTACAATTAGAAAATTAACCTATGTAAATGAAGATGATAGAAATGACTGTCTACAGTTTGCTCTATTAGACTTACTTAAATACTGGCAGAACTTTAACCCAAAATATACCAACGCATTTGCATATTTTACAGAGATAGCAAAAAGAGGCTACGCAAAAGGCTGGAATAAAATTCACCCAACAAAGTATAAGAACACACTGTCAATTGACCGTATTAGTGGAAACGGCTCAGATCACGACGGTGGCATGTTTAACATCTAATGTCGATAAAGAACTTAAAGCCAAGTAATAATTCAGGCCACATTCAAGGTTATTTTAAACCTACTAATCCAGACAAATATATTGGCCCCACTCCCATCATCTACAGAAGTTCATGGGAGCGCAAGTTCATGATTATGTGTGACACTAGAGACCACGTGCTAAAATGGTCTAGCGAACCTGTTACAATTAAATATTGGTCATCTATAGATAATAAAGAGCATAAATATTATCCAGACTTCTACATGAAGACCAAAACAGAAGAAGGTGAAAAAGAGTTTTTGGTTGAGGTGAAACCAGAAGCTCAGATTAAAAAGCCAAAGCCACCAACCAAGAATTCAAAAAAGGCTCTTAACTCATATAAGTTTTTGGCAGAGCAATACATAAAAAATAGAGACAAATACGCATATGCTAAGAAGTGGGCAGAAGCCCGCGGCTGGCGTTTCATTGTGCTTACTGAAAAGACTCTAGGCTAAGATGGGTAAAATTAAGAAAGATATAAAAGAATTAAGCCGAGAAGCTGGTGGCAAAACTAAAGCACGTAGAGAGGCTGAGAAGTGGTTTGTTGAGAGCAGCAAAAACGTTAGAGAAGGTGCTGTGGCTAGATACGGCGGTAGATTTAGAACAGGCATGATTCACGTGTTTAGATATGATAAGCCTAAAAATGAAGCAACTTTACCGTGGTGGGATCGCAATCCAGTTGTTTTAGCACTAGATCCCGCTGATGGTAATGACTTCGGTATTAACCTTAATCTATTACCAGTCTCTTTTAAAGAAGATATGCTGGACTTGATTTATGATAGACTAGAAGGTCAAATTGAGTCTAAAAAAGCAGGCAAAAAAGGCGTGGCAAGAATGCAAGGTCAAATACCATTAACATATACTGGTGCTAAGGCCTTTCTAGAGCGATTTGGACTGGGTTTTGCCGTTAGACAATACATACCAGCATTAAAATCAAATCAAAAAATAGTTAACTATGAAAACTGGGCTAGAATAGCACTTTGCGACTTTATAGAGCTTAACGGTGCTTCAATCGGGAAGATCAGATACCAGTTCAGAAATCATCTTAGAAAATAGGATATATAAAATTGAAAATACTATCATAATATGGCAGGTTATACAAACAAAAGAAACGGACCTTTAAGTTACGGTAGCAAACCGTTTAACTTATCGAACACGTTAAAGTCACTTTCATCATTCGGTATGCGTTATGATGACATGGTTCTACGCCAGTCTCAAGCGATTGGTCCAATGGAGGATATGTTTGGCTACGGCCAGATGAATCCAATGGGTCTTGACAATGATGACATTTACGGTGCGTTTGCTGCACTGTCAATGACCGACATTAACCTTAAGAAGAACATTCCGTTTTTTGACCAAGAATACCAACAGAAGAGAGAAGAACTTAGAGCCTTTTCAATTAATGATGAGATTGAAGATATTCTAGACATTCTTTGCGATGAGACTGTAGTTTATGATGATAAAAACTTTTTCTGTCAACCTGAAATCTTAGGACTTGATGTCTCTGAAAAGGTTGAGAAAGACCTTAACAAATATTTTAGACAGATCTACCACTATTTTGGTTTTAACACAGACCAATCAGCTTGGTATTATTTTAGAAAGTTTCTAGTTGATGGTTATCTAGCGTTTGAGATTATATACAATCCAGATCAAACTGAGATTATTGGTTTCAAAGAGATTGACCCGATTACACTTATTCCAGGCTACAACCATGATGATGGTAAAAAAGTTTGGGTACAATTTAAAGATGATCCAACAAAAGAACGTAAACTTTACGATTCGCAGGTTCTTTACATATCTTACTCTTCAATTACAACGGCAAGCCGTGTAAGTTATCTAGAACGACTAATCAGAGCATTTAACTTATTAAGAATTATGGAACATACTAGAGTTGTATGGGCCGTGACTAATGCTTCGTTTAGAATGAAGTTTATTATTCCAGTTGGAGGTAAGTCTAAGACTCGTGCTAAGCAATCCTTGGCACAACTGATGAACTCTTATAAGGAGAATGTTGATTTTGATTGGGAAAGTGCAACACTGCACACAGATGGCCAGCCAATGCTACAGTTCAACAAAGAATACTGGTTACCAAGTAAAGAGGGTGAAAGCCCAGAGATTGAAACTCTTGGCGGTGATGGACCAGATTTATCAGATACTGAAGCACTTAAGTACTTCTCTGATAAGTTAAAGCACGTATCTAAAATTCCTTACTCAAGATTCTTATATGAAGATGGCGGTGGAGACTTTAACCTTGCAGCTGATGGTATGATTCGCGATGAGATCAAGTTCAGCAAGTTTATCAAGCGTTTAAGATCTACATTCCAAGAAATACTAGTTAAGCCACTTTTTATTCAAATGTGTCTTAAATACCCAGAATTTACCGAAGACCCACAGTTTAAAACTCAAGTTGCATTAAGATTCAACGAAGAGAATATGTTTGCTGAATTAAAGCACATGGAAATCATGGAGCGTAGACTAGAATTCATCGGTAGTATGCGAGATAGCTTAATGACAACAAACCAAGAAACAATGGAAGAAGAGTACTATTTTGACCAGGCATACCTTGTTAAGAAGTACTTAAAACTTACCGACGATGAGATTCAAGCCAACTCAGCGGCAAAAACCAGAGTAGATATGGAAGAAGCCGGTGAAGAGGGTGATGAGGATCAAATGGGCGGTCTTGGATTTTAAAAGATATATAGATTATGAAAATTTACAACACATTCGAATCATTCATAAAAGAAGCCCTAAAAGCTGGCGAAGAATCTGAAATTTACGTTGATGACTATACTCTAGATTCTGGTGAGACTATTAAGGCCGCTGAGATACTAGGTGCAATTAATGCATCACCAACCGAAAAGGAATTCAAGCAGTACTTCTTTGATGAGTATGGTGAAGGTTCTTTCGCTAGTGGTGAATTAGAAAAAATAACTGCCTTTTTTAACGAGGTTAAAGCTGAAGAGAAGGAGAAAGAAGCCGAAGAAGAAAAGGAGAAAGAAGAGGCTGATAAGGCTAAAGAAGGCGGAGACGCAGGTGAGCCTAAGCTAGACCTTGACATCTAATAAGATATTTACATAAGCAAAGCTGATATATATTAAAAATAGAAAAACACATAGAATGAAAAATAGCAAAGATTTATTGATTGTTGAGAGGTCCTCATCGGCACTTACGGTTGATAAGAATGAAAACAAAGACTATGTGCTTGAGGGTATTTTTGGTCAAATAGATCAAAAGAACAGAAACAACAGAATCTATACGGAAGATGAATATGTTCCACAGATTGAGGCTCTTCAAGCAAAAATTAAGTCTTCAAAGCTTTTGGGCGAGTTAGATCACCCAACACAATTCGATACTTCTTTAAAGAACGTGTCACACATAGTAGAAGAACTTTACTATGATAAAGATACAAAAGAAGTACGTGGTAAAATTAGACTTCTAGATACAGATGCTGGCCGTCAGGCTAAAGCACTTGTTGACGCTGGTGTACCACTTCAAATTTCTTCTAGAGCTGCAGGCGCTGTTGAATCTAACGGCAAAGTTAAGATCAAGCAACTATTTACATATGACCTAGTAGCAGATCCTGGTTTCGAGAATGCCGAACTAAAGAGAGTTAATGAGTCTTATGGATTCAGCAACGATGATGGCATTTACATTTATGAAATGGGCGGAGAATCTAACATTCTAGAAAACAATTCAGAACAAGAAAAAACAGACACACAAATAAAAGAAAATCAAAACATGGCAGAATTCGTAAAGGCTGAAGACTTTAACAAGTACTCTGAGTATCTTGCTAAAGAGATCAAGTCAATTAAGGAGGCTATCGACGCAAAGTCTGAAGTAGAAACGACCGACGTCGATGAGAAAATTACTAAAGTGATTGGTCATGGTGACCATATCGCAGAAAGCGTTAACAAAATAGGCGAGTATGTTGGTTATCTAGCTGGCAAGTTAGATGACTCTATCCAGTACACAGAACATGTTGCAGAGAAAGCAGATCAAGGTATTCAGTACTCAGAAGAGTTAGCTGAAAAGTTAGACCAGTCTATTCAATACTCTGAACATGTTGCAGAAAAACTAGACGAAGGTATTCAGTATACAGAGCATGTTGCTGAAGGAGTTTCAAAACTAAAAGACTTTGCTAACTATCTTGCAGAAGCTCACAATGAAAATACAGCTTCAGGTGAAAACATCATCGAGTATGTTAACTACCTAAAAGAAAACATGCAGTCAATCTCAGAATACGCTGAGTACATCGCTGAATCAATCAACGAGAACTTAGTAACAGAAGATTCGATTGTATTAGATGTAACTGATCCAAAGGCAAAAGACCTTCTTAAATTATTGAAGAAACATAAAGTTTCTATGAAAAACTTAGGAGAAGGACCTAATGGATGGGACGAAGTTGAACTAACAGGTTCTAAGAAAGATCTTATGGCTGTAATTTCTGACGAAGATGCAGGTTGGGGAGATCCAGATCTAGAAGAGTACATTGAAGAATCTAACGGAGTTTTCACAATTAAAGTAAAATCTTTACTTGAAGGTGATGCTGGCATTGAAGGTGAAGACGTTGTTAAGAAGGACGAAGAAGAACTAGAAGAAATTGGCGACAACGGAGCTGAAGGTGGCGTTGAAGGCGAAGAAGCTGGTCAAGAAGCAGAAGAAGGTGCTGAAGGTGCTGCTGATGGAGTTGATGCTCCAGAAGAAGTACATTCTGAAGAAGACAAAGGTACTCAAGAAGAGGCTGATGATGAAATGCCAGAAGACGAAGGCGAAGATGGAGCTTCAGATCCATTAGAAGCTTACAAGAAAGAAGTTTCTTCTAAGTTAGACGCACTAGTTGAAAGCGCAACTAAAGCTGAGAATGAGAATCCATCATTCTTTAGAATTGTATCTTCAACAACTCAGTCTAAATACAACGAGCTTAACGAAGCTGCAAAAACTGAAGTTAGACAAATTGTTTCTAAGAGAGGTTTCATGACAGAATCTGAGATTGTTTCTCTAATCGAAAAATCAAACATGATTGTTGAGTCTAGACAGGCACAGCCATTCGTACTAGAGGCAATGCCAGCAGAATACGCTGATGTATGGTCAAACCTTTCAGAAGCTAAGCATAATCAAATTTTAGCTCAATCTAAGTATCATAAACTAGAAACAGAATACCAAGTAAGAAACTTCTGGCAAACTAGAGATCTAAGAGAATCTGCCTCAGTAATGGAGAAGATCGAAATGATTAAAGAGTCGAAAGAAGTTGAAGAGAACAAAGGCCTTGGATACGATGTAACTGGTTACGCTGAGCAATTCAAGAAGAGATTTAACAAATAATCTATCTGTTCATTCTATAAATTTAAGGGGAGAGTGTTAATTCACTCTCCTTTTTAACTTTTGCAAAAAAGCAAAAATTAAGAAGATATATAAACTGATCGACGAATAGGGCTAAAGAAGCAGAAAGCCCATCGAATGTCGAATAAACAAACAAAAAAAGATCATTCAAAAATGGCAAATTTAATTAACGAAGCTGAGATCAGAAACACTTGGGCTCCTATCATTGAGGAAGCTACAGGTATTACTGAATCTAACAAGCTTGCATGGATGTCTGAGTACTGCCACAATCACAAGCTGTACGAAGACGCAAACATTATGGCACTTAACCCAGGTATGAACTTAGCTGGTATGGGCGCAGTATCTTTCCCAGCTAACGGTAGCACAGCTAACGTAGGTGGTTCAGGTGCAAACGGTTCAGGTGACAAAGCTCCAACATTGCTTCCTTTAGCAATGCAGGTTGCTGCTCAAACTATCGGTCTAGACTTAGTACCAGTAGTACCAATGGCAGGTCCAATGGGATTACTTTCTTACTTAGACTACACTTACGAAGGTGGTGTTGCTAACGCTATCACTAACGGTGCTGACGGTACTGTAGCTCCAACTTACGTAAAAGCTTCAGGTGCTGGAACTGCAGACATCGCTGCTGTACCTGATACTAACGGTGACTACGAATTCGTAGGAACTTCAAGAATTGACGGTAAGTCAATCTTTAAAGTAGGTACTATCGTAGATGCAACTGTAGCTGCTGATTTAGAAGCTGCTGGTGCTGATAGTGATTCTGTTGAACTAGTAAAAGCTATGGAAGATCACATCCCAGGATTTACTGGTGATGCTGATTCAGACGGTAACGCTCTTCCTTTCTCAAGAGAAAAAGGTGAGTCAACTAGAGACAAGCTAATGGGCTTAAGCCTATTCAGCAAGTCAGTTGCTGCTGAAACTTTCCAAGTTGCTGCTGGTGTAACTAGAGAGCAAGTACAAGACCTAAAACAATTCGGTGTTGATGCTGTTGCTCAAGTAGAAGCAGTATTAACTAACGAATTGACTCAGTCTATCAACGACTACATCTTGAAGTCAATGAGAAATCTTGCAGCTACTAACATAACTGAAAACCCATTCTCAGCTGCTATCGACCTATCTCCAACTACCAACTATGGTGGTGAGACAAGAGGTGAAGCACACAGAAGAATTTTAACTAACGTTCTTGCTGCTGCTAACTTTATCGCTAACAAAGGTAGAAGAGGTGCTGGTAACTTCGCAGTAGTTGATGCTAAAATCGCTTCAGCTCTACAAGGTATCGCAGGTTTCGTACCTAACCCAATGGCTAACACGTTCAACCAAGTTGCAGGTGCAATCTACCCAGTAGGTTCTGTAGCAGGTATCAACGTTTACACTGACCCTAGACTTCCTTTCAACGGAGGTTACCTAGGTGATTCTGCTGGTACACACAGAATCCTAGTAGGTAGAAAAGGTGACGGTAACTCAGCTGGTCTAGTATTCATGCCTTACCTAATGGCTGAATCAGTACAAACAATTGCTGAAGGAACTATGGCTCCTAAAGTAGCTGTTAAGTCTAGATTCGCATTGGTTGAAGCTGGATTCCACCCAGAAACTCAATACGTTGAGTTCAAAGTTGAAAACGTTGAACTATAATCTTTAACTAGATAACACGTTTATATAAGAGAGGCTCTCATTTGAGGGCCTCTTTTTTGTTTATAGAAGTCTGATATATAATACAAAGATACTAAAAAAAATAAGAGTATGATGAAGCTTAAGAATAAATTAATGCTTTTTGAAGAATTTGCTGAGACGAGAACTGCAGTAGATACTAAGGTTAGCAATGTTGACGTTAAACAGGGTGTTGATATTAACGTAGATGCAAAACCAGGCATTAGAACAGATATTGTAAAAGATGTTGATACCATTATTAACAAACTTGAATACCTTGCAAATAACATGGAAGATGTTGAGGAATTTGCAAATGAATCACAACTTAATGAAGGTACTGTAGATCAGATTGTGTCGGCAGAGTTATATATGATTCCAGTAATTGCAGCTGGTGTTGTTGCAGCTGCTGGTGTAGGTGTTGGAATACTAATTAAAAGAGCAGTTACTAAAGCTAAAATTAGAGCTAAACACAAAAAAGTGGTTAGAGCTAATAAGATAAAAGCTGCAAAGATGGAGATCTACGTAAAAGAACTTAGAGATTATAAGAAGCAAGACTTTGATGATAGATCAAGACAGAAAGTTAAAGAATTTAATAAAAAGATCGAAGAGTTAAGACAGGCAGCAGAAGACATGAACGGCGCTCTGATTGAAAAGTACCCAAAATATAAAGATTTTATAGGCACTCTAAATTCTGAGGTTAGAATGGAAATCGCTCAGTTTATGTTAGACTCAAAACTTCTTACAGATACAGAAAAAGAAAGATACCAAAAGACTTACCGTAATGCAGTAAGATCACTAGATAGAAGATTAAAGAAGGCTGAAGAAGAAAAGAAAGCCGCAGAAGAAAAGGTTAAGAATGCTTCTAAAGAAGACTTAGCCAGAATTGAGGCTGAAAAAGAAAAGCTTCAACAAGAATTTAAAGATAAAGAAGAAACTGAAGATAGCGAAGCTTAATCTAATTTACGCTTAGCATTCTTCTTTGCAAGATCTAGGAACTCCTGTCTCTCATTGAGCAGGAGTTCTTTACATTTACGGCGAAACTCAATTGAACTCTTAAGAATCCTGCTGTCGACCATTGGAGCCTTTAAGACATCATGGTATTCTGGGTGGACAAAGTTCTCAAGATCAAAATTCATAAACTTAGACTTGATTGGTTTGCCGCTGATGGCACATAACCAATTAACTGTGTTGACACTCTCTTTAAACTCGTTAATGTCCACAGGGCGCTCAGATTGCCAATCAAAGTATGTTTTGTATGCAGTACTATCCTTTGTGCTGACTTTCTGCATTCTAAGGACGCAGTGAATAAACTGGTCATCACCAGACCACTTCTTGATATGACGATTTTCAACCAAGAATCTACGGTGCTTTTTCTGAAGAGGCTTCAGTTTAATACCATATCGGTTGATTGGATAACTACCACCGGTTCTCTCAATTCTAATGTCAGCGTAAGATCTAGCCATATATACTATCTATCAGTGAAACTAAGAGGCCAGCTTTCATATAAGATACAAAAGTAACTTATATGCAGTCAATAAACCAGCTCTTCACAGAGAAGTATCGTCCAAAAGATTTAAGCGAGTTGATCTTACCAGATCGTGTAATGAATAAGTTTAAAGATGGCCTAGTTCAGAATATGCTGTTTGCAGGCAGTCCTGGAACTGGTAAAACATCAGCAGCTAAAGCAATCGTCAATCAATTTGAATTGCCTTATCTCTATATTAACGCATCAACAGATACTTCGGTTGACGTGATTAGAACTAGAATCACTGACTTCTGTTCAACGGTTTCAATTATGGACAAACCAGGCAGCTTTAAAGTTGTAATCCTAGATGAGGTTGACGGTGTATCGGATCAGTTCTTTAAAGCACTGCGTGCGACAATGGAGATATTTGCAAGTAACAGCCGCTTTATTGCAACATGTAACTACATCAATAAATTACCAGATCCAATCTTAAGCAGATTTGAAGTAATTAACTTTGACTTTGACAAGGAAGAAGAGGCTGAATTGACTAAGAAATATATCAAGCGTGTTTATAATATCTGTAACCAAGAAGAGATGACAATTGAAAAACCAGCATTAGTTGAGTTTGTACGTCGTAACTTCCCAGATCTAAGAAGCACCTTGAATAAGCTACAGGGCTATAAAACACAAGGTACAAACCATATTACTGAAGCAGAAGTTAAACGCTTCAACTCAGTCTATAAAGATGTTTTTGATCTAATCTTTAACGAGACAGATCCAGCTAAGAACTATCAGCTCTTGGTAAGCAATTACGCTTCAAAGACAGATGACATCTTACAGACACTAGGCGATGACTTTGTCGAATATATAAAACAAGAAAGATCTCAAAGCGTAAAACATATACCACAGATTATTATTACAGTGGCTAAGCACCAAGCACAAAGAGTCCATGTAATCGATCCTGTTGTAACCATGTTAAGCTGTGTATATGAGATCCAGACTATTGTAAGAGAATAACAAGATTTTTGTAAAATAATTTTTCAGTGTCAAATATTTTTATTATATTTGTACTGTACGTAAAAGATAACAATATGAAGGTGGGAAAACATACACTATTAATAGACGGCAACTACTTTGTCTTTAGCCGCCTTTTTGTTCTGCCTAAACCTAAGAGCGGTATGCTTCTAGGTGATGATAAACAAAAAGCACAGTTTATGCGTAAACTGTCAATTGACTTTGCATCTGAGATGCGCAAGCTTAAATGTTTTGTGGATGACGTTGTCATCGCAGTTGACTCTAAGTCTTGGCGTAAAGACCTATACCCAGAAGCAGAATACAAAGGTACTAGAAAACAAAAGAGTGATGTAGACTGGACTGCAGTTTACTCAATTTATGAAGAATTCCAAAAGATCATGCAAGAGCATGGTGTAACAGTACATCAGATCAGCGGTGCTGAAGCAGATGATGTTCTCTTTGGTTGGTCAACAATGCTGAACGATCGCGGCAAAAGCTGTATCGTTTGGACTGGTGACCGTGACTTAATCCAATTAGTTAATCATTCAACTGCAAACGACGCACATACAATCTGGTACTATAACACTAAGAGAACTCTGTATGCATATCCTGGTTTTGTTGAAGACATGGAAAAGTCTGCAGCACAGAAAATGGATAGAGACGCCATGTTATTCAACATGGGCGGTCAGCATATGCTTAGAGACGACTATCAGACTAGAATCTTAGACTGGGTAAAAGAAAATAAAGTTACAATTGAAGAAGTTGACTGTGATCGTTTTATCTTTACTAAGATGCTTGTAGGTGACAAGTCGGATAACATCCAGTCAGTTGTGACTTGGCAGAAAGAGATGAAGAATGGTAAGTTGAGAACTTACTCAATTACTGATAAAATGGCTGATAAGATCTACGATCAGTTTACAAAAGAACATGCAGATTTTACAATTGACTATCTTTTTTCTACAGAGCACAAAGACGCATTATCCGATATTATCTACAGAGTTGTCGGCCACAGTAATACAAACTTGATTAAGGCTGGCCTGACTAAGAATATTGCATTGATGTTGCTACATACTAGAACTATTCCAGATGCTATTCAGAAAGCTATCTTTGCAGCTATTGAAACTGACTGGGAAGGTGCCTTAAATAACGTTGAAACTCTACTTAAAATGGACAAGATCCTAGCAGGTACTGATTGGCTAGAGAAGAAGCATAACGCTGGCCCAGATGTATTTGCAGGTATGGATATTCCAGAAGAAGAGCCGGTAAAGCCAATGAAACTGGTTGGTAAAAAGAGCACGGACAGAGAAACAAAAACAGCACCTAAGACTAAAAACTTAAACAACTTATTCTAATGCATACTTTACAAGAAGAGATTACGATACAAGAGATTTTATCCGAAGCTAATGCTCATGGTTTAAGACTGGAAGTCAAAGAGAGTGCTGAAAAAATATGGAAAGAACGCTCATCCGACACAGAATTTACTTTACTGGATGCTTACCATT